TTCTATCAATGCCGACGATGTCATCCATCGTCTCTTTCGCCCAGATAAGTGCGTCGGATAGTCCTTTTAAATATCCAACGCGGTTCTTATAGTCCTCATAGTTTTGAGAGAAACCGTTCAGAATGCTCTCTGATTGTTTCTCCCTTTCTTCTTCAATGCGCTCCTCTAATTTTCGGTAGAGTAGCAAGTCAAGTCCAGCCATAAGACTCCTTATTCAGTTCCGTTTGCTGTAGGCCATTTTTTCTTTTCCAAACGACCAAGACCAGACCCGGAACCGTAATCTTTTTCTTGATATTTTGGCATTCCTTGACCTACGCGACCGCCGGATTTGCGGGGCATAGGAGGACCACCAGCGCCGCCACGGGCAGCAAGAGCCGCCATTAGCTGCGGAGGAAGTTGTGGTGCGCCACCTGCTGGAGGCATTCCGCCGCCCGGAGGCATTGGAGGCATTTGTGGCGGCATAGGAGGCATCATTGGTGGGACAGGAGGCTGACCCATTCCAACACCAGCGCCCAATACGCCTTGGCCCTGTCCGCCAGATTGCGGAGAAATGATGATGTTGACATTGGTTTTACCCTTTGTACGTCCACCAGTTGCACGGTGTGCGCGTTCAGCCATGCCACCACTGCACATTTTGCATGAGCAATCCGCGTGATGCATGGTGCGGCCACCTTCAGCTTTGAATGCTTTAGGTTTAAGAATTTTGTGCATTAACTTCTTGTCTTCCGCTTCATCTGTATGTTTTGCGGCTCCACCTTTTTTCATAGGCGACAATAAGCCAACGTTAGCTTTAACGTTTTTATTAATGCCGTATTCTTTAGGAGGCGCGGAAGGGAGGCCTTCTTTTTTCTTGCGGGAAGCTAAAGCGCCAACAACTTTTTTACGTTCTGCTGGCGTAGCGCCAATAATACCACCACGGGCATGATGGATACGGCCACCGTGCTTATCGCCATATCCCGGCGAACCCGGATCACCTTCTTCTGGAGGTATATAAGGCATTGGTTTTTTAGCAGAACCACTATAGGGAAGATTTAACGCACCATCTCCACGGCCCGGCATACCGCGCTGTAAAGGATAACCAGCCGCTGGATTGCGGTTAAATTGGCCCACGTTCGTTGCAATTTGAGGCCGAACAGGGTTTAAATTTTTAGGACGCGCCGTTGGCATTGGAATTTGCTGTGGCGGGATGTTATCGGAAATATCTTCCGTATTCATCATGCGGCCAACGCGATTGACCCCATCAAGACCAGAATGATGTTCCCGGCCTTTACGGGCAGATTTGCCAAGGTTTTTGGCGGCATGCTTGCCCACAACATGGGCTACTTTACCGCCACGTTTAAACCGGGATGGCGTAATAGGCATTTTGCCAGCATTACCGCTGTTCAATCCTTCAAAAGGGGAACCGCCACGCTCATCCGTAAATGATTTGCTGCCGTCGTCTAATTTAAGGCCCATGCGCTGCATTTTTGCGGCGGATGCTGCTTTTGCTTCTTTCTTGTGATCACTCATTTTATACTCCTGCTGCGTCCAGCATTAAACGTTAGGATTTCTAACTAAATTTTGGATATCCGGTTTAATAAACTGTTCCGCCGTAGAAGCACTCTCCGGATGAACTGCAATTTCACGGGCCAGTTGCAACATGGCAATCCGCTCTTTGCTTTCTCTGTCAGCCGCATGGTTCTGGGCATCAGCCTGTGCGTCAACAGCTTTTACTTTAACTTCCGCCATTTTGGCTTGCGAGTCAACCATTTTAGCTTGAGCCAACATCAATGCTGGGTCAGGTGGTGGTGGTCCGGGAGGTGTTGGAGGCACAAACAAGTCCATAGCATCTTCAATACCAAGCATTGTAAGAATGCGCTCATCAACTTTGCGCGGGTCGTAAAGATTGGGATTAGCTTGCTGCAATTGTTTAATTGCCATAGCTTTTTGAATCCGAACCGAATGTGATGGCGTATTAGGGTCAGCAACAGGGACAAGATTAATATTGTCCAAAGCCGTAATTAGTGTTTCCGGCGTCCATTGGTAAGCGGGATATTTATTGTTTTCCCAAAAAGCTTCAGGGCATTCTTTAAACAACTCTTTAAGAAGCTGAAATTCCCGTGCTTGCGCCGCATGCATGCGTTTGTGAACGGCGGAAATTACCTTTTGAGCCTGTTCAATAAGGGCAATCGTTGTTCCTACGGGAGCCTCTGAATTGCCTTCACCAACGTTAGTTTCCGATGTAGAAGCAAGGCGTTGGCCGCTTTGTTCAATTAATTGAATTAAGTTAAGAAATTGTCCGTCCACGCTGCGATATGGGAGCGGCATAACTGCGGATTGAATAGGACCGCCAGCAGTATCAATAGGCATACCGCCGCCGGGAGGCACACGAAACTCATTGGTATTTTGCCGCCCAGCCTGTTTTGCGTACAAAAATCCGGGGAAGTTAGCAAACATTCCGTTGTCAATGCATAACCGCCAGCCAGCGGTTAGCGCCATCGTCGTGTTACCCACAAGATGTAAAAGGCCCAAACCGTAGAAACCAAAGCCGGGTACGAAGATATAATCAACAAACACTTGCCGACGCAAATACTGTTCATCTCCATCTTTCCACCACCTGCGGATTTCTAAAATTTCAGATGACGTTTTATCAATGGTAACGCGGTAAGGAAGCTGGAGGCCTGTTGGCCCCTCATCGTCCTCATGCTCATAACCGGGAAGGTCTAATTCGCAATAGCACTCATAAATTTCACGGGGTTGGTTGTCCGTGGTAGACATGCTGCGGGGAATGACGCCCATCATTTGTTCTAATTTATCTTCCACAACGTTATTTTTTGGTGGTTGTGCGGAAGAAAGGGGTACGTTTCTATACATCCCAACCAATTGCAACCGTTTTAAGGTGCTTGGGGACATCTTGATGACGTGGGTAATGCGCTGCGCTGAAGCTACGTTGGTTTCCGCGTTGGACACAATAATTTCAGGTATACTGACAAATTCTGATACTGGGCGGCGGCGTATTGGGCAGTAATAAACTTTTTTAAAAGATGTGCCGCCAAAGCCCAAAGCAAAGAACATACGTTCAGTGTCCGGGTAATATTCGGACGCGGTAACCGTAAGATAGTGGTTAAAATCTTTTTCCAATGCTTCTGCTTGAGCATTAATGTTGGCGCTGTCTAATCCATCATTGCGGATTTTTACGGGTCCGCCAGATGGGAGCAATTCACCACGGGCATTGGCTTGGAACCGCACAATTGATTCAAGAAGCAACGGATGCCGGACTGTTGCTTGCCCCTCAACCGCCGTAGAACCATCCGAAGCATTACTGCGTGGCTGTTCTATTTTTGTTCCTAATAAATCTAAACCCATGACGTATTGCTGAAGCAATTCTTGACGGGATTCGTTATCTTGTTCAATTAAACGCACAAGTTCATTGGCAATTTGGCCCAAAGAACTATTGTCCAAATTCATCGCCAAGTTTTTATGAAAATCTTCATCTCCGTCATTTTCTTTTTGCTGGGGTCCACCAAAAGAAATAGTAACGGAACCATCCGGCAATTCAACTTTTACGTATGGAGATTTGGGATTAACTTCAACATCCGCATCGCCTTGAGCGGTCATATCCATATCAAATGCGTCAAATTCGTCCGGCGTATTTCCCAAGACAGGAACTTGGCGAATGTTCATTGGTGCTAAAGGCATGGGTTACACCGGGTACAATTGATGATTGCGATTTGATTTATATAACATACTTTCGGTCTTATCCGCTACTATTTCTACTGGTTTACGTGCAAAACCAATAACACGCAAGTGTGAGAGTGCTTGTGTCATGCTATCAACCAAATCATCGTGCTTTGCTTTAGGAAATGATTCCGCTTGTTCAATGACTTTTTCCGCCCATTCCATGTCGGGGGCGTAAATCATACCCTCCGCAAAAAGATGTTGAATTGCGTAAGTACGTGCAACTTTATCCCCTCTTCCGGGGTCTACAAGTTGAATTCCCCAGCTTTCCCGCGCAAAATGGGTACGGAGTTCCTGAGCAACAGATAGACCAGCCGCTTTAGATTCAATTAAAAGTTTATCAATTTTAAAATCATTGCATTCTTTTATGACTCTTTGCACCAATTGCGGAAACTCAAGGCGGTCTTGCCACGCATGAATTAACATAATCCGTTGATTTTCTTGACGGTCTGTCCATACGCCCCATGTTGTCATGGCGCTATAATCGTTTTCTTGTTTGGTAGTATAAGCGGTATCCAACGATGATATTACGTATTCAAACGGAGGAAATACGTTTTTACGCAATCCTTGCCCGTTAGAAACGGTTTCGTCCCATAGTACCCACCAATCGCGCTTTATAATACCGCCGCCTTTAGGTTTTGGGCGCTGTTGAAGCTGACCAGCAGCCGCGAATGGACCAAGGGCGCTTTCTAATGAGGAAACTTCGTCTTCACCAAAACGGTCACCAACCAGCAATTCACCTTCTTCACGGTCATCTATGTACCACGGAGTGATACACCTGCGTTCGGATTCAAATCGCATAGGAAGGCAAAGGTGAACCCAATTTCCCGTGTCTTTAGACAAAACATGGCCCGTAAGGTCAGATTCGTGCAACCGCTGCATAATAACAACGTAAGCGCCCGTTTTGGGATCGTTAAGACGGGTGGACATGGATTGATCCCACCATTCCAATGTTCCTTGGCGAACAAGGTCTGATTCTACTTCATTAGCGTTATGCGGATCGTCCACCACAATAATAGAGCCACCTTCACCCGTCAGAGCTCCGTCAACGGATGTTGCAAGACGATAGCCGCCCTTATCATTGTCAAATCGAACTTTGGTATTTTGGTCCGACACAATCTTATATTTATTGCCCCAATGGCGCTGATACCACGGGGATTCTAAAAGGCGGCGGGTTTTAATAGAGTCGCGGATAGAAAGGGATTGAGCGTAAGACGCATAAAGAAACTGAACATGTGGACCAGACAATGGTCCAATTGCGGATTGCGACCACACCCAAGCGGGAAAACAGACCGACACCATAGATGATTTGGATGTACGGGGCGGGACGTTAATGACCAAACGGCGTATTTCCCCACGCGCCACCGCCTGTAAATGTTCCGCAATAGCCTCAAGATGCCAACCGTATTTATACGGGTTTGGATCAATATATTTCCAAGCACCCGCGACAAAGTCCACCATTTTTTCTTCAAAATTAAGGCGTTCTAATTCCCGCGCAGCATCTTCCGGGTATTGTTCAATGGCTTCTTCTAATGTTTTGGCGTGTAGAAGCTGGCTACTCTGGGGTGATTTCATCAAAAACTTCGCCTTCTATGATGCGGGGTCCGCCAATTTTGTCACGGACCTTATCAATAAGGTACGCACGTTCTTCATAAGATAACTGTCCAAAGTCAAAAATAACTTGGGGGCGGGCAATGTCTGTTTGGTCTGGTTTGTCTTTCCATCCCATTTGAGACCGCGTAAGGTAAATGCCAGCGTTAATGGAGGAAGGTGTATCTTTCATCGCTTGCTGGTAAAGGTTTTCCACAACCAGCGCATTAGCTATTTGCCGCCCGTTTTTGATTTCGTTTCCGTATTCCCGTGTAAGCCATGCGCGGGATACCCCAACAATATCCGCAATATCGTCCAGCTTTGTGCCCCGTTTAGCCAGACCCATAATGGTTTTACGCATCATGGCGTCGTCCGTAACTTTGCGTTTACGGCCTTTTTTCTTTTGCTCTTGGGCTGGTTCCACGTCTTTTGCGACCGGAGCGGAACGGTTGGCGTTTTGTATAGCTTTCATTTTTCTACTCCTTTCTGTTTACTATATCGTAAAAGTTGATTAAAATGCAAGTCCTTGAGGTGCTCTCATAGAAAGGTGATCACATGCGTGAACAATATCCAAAAGAAAAATATCCAAGAATTGTTGAATTAAAAGGATTGCGTGAATTGCGTGAAGTGCGGGAATATGACCCGTGGTCCGTAGCAAACAAAGTTTCAACGCAACGTAATTGGTTTTGGCGGTTATTAAACTGGATCAGTGGCCGCGCAGACCTTGCAAAAACTGTTATTAGGCTTCGCGAACAAGTTATAAACATGGAAACCGTCCGCATGGCGGGGTTACGGGAAAGCGACCAAGCGGGGGCGCTGGGGTTACAACTATACGCCGAAAACGAAACCCTTAGAAAGCAAGTTGAAGATTTAACTAATTTGCTTGATAATCCAATAAAATATGAGGAAACAGTTGCCTTTTTTCGGGATCAGCGGGACACTGCGGTTAGGGAAAGCGAAATACTAAAATGGGCTTATGAACGTTTGCTCAAAACTCACAATCGCCTGTTGGATGATTGGGAAATATATACAACCAAATTTATAGACGGTGATCCCGATCTGGCGGATGTTTTCCGTAAAATCGATAAATTGAAAGAAGAACAATAATGGAAAAGATTTGCGTTAATTGTAAATGGGTTTATGCCCAAGATGCGGGGTTTAACTGCATGAATCCTATTAATGACCGCCTATATGACCATTTTAATGCATCTTCCGGGGATGTTGTCAGGGATATTAGACGGGCGGCGGTGACATTTGAAAAGAACACATGCGAAGAATTTGCTCCCAAAAAGAAAGTTTCGTCATCAAAGTGATGAGAATCTGATATAATGTAGCGTTGTCCCCCTTATAGGAGGTTTGCATGGGTTTGACCGCGACTAACGTTACACTTGAATGGACTTTGGGAGAAATCCCAGTTTTTACAATATCATCAGATTCTTTCAACATAGGGAACGATAACATGTCTTGGAACTACCGCGTTATTATGGAACCCGCCACTGAAGGTGAAATTTTCAGTGAAGATTCGTACACCATCCGTGAAGTATTTTACGATGACGATGGTGAAATTGAGTTCTGGTCGGATGAGGGTTGCACCCCATACGGCAACAGTTTTCAAGAAGTTGCGGACGACTTTGATCTTATGGCCGCCGCATTTGAACTTCCCGTCCTTAAAATTGAAAAGGATGAGGACGGTTTAGATAAACTGGTCGAAATTGAAGTTGAGTACGAATACCCAGATGAGAGCGATGATTCCGAAGAGGATGAAGAAGAGGAAGCGTAATCCTTTTCTTGGTCAAAATACGTGGTCGCCCCTAAACACGGGGCGGCCATTAATCATTTCACAGAGTTCCGGCGGAAACATTGTCCCGTCTTCATCATACGAAATAACCGCAAAACCTTGCTGTGACCGGGACGGGGTTCCTTCTGAATACTGAAACTGCGGGCCAGTAGGGTCCGCCATCATCCCAGTCTCCACGCCCCACCGTGAACCATTACGATCCCGCATAGCGGTTACCTGTAGCTGGTGCGTATGACCCGTAACTATACTGACCCCGCCATGTAGGGCGTTGTTCCACCCAGCATGGATGCCGCCCCTAAACCTGTGGCGGATTTCCGTTCCATTGACATCAAACGCAAAAGAAAAATCCCAATCCGTAAAATGCTCATGCAGGGATAGGATGTAGCCGTCCAATTCTGAGGCGTTGGCGGCAATGTAGTTGTCAATCCGAATGTCGTGGTTGCCCAAGGTCCATAATTTGTATTTGGCGTTGGGGAGGAGGCGGAGCCATTTCTTGGCGGTGTCTATTTCTTTTTCAATTTTGGGGGCTTTGGAACCCCGGACGGATGGGTGGCGGCTGATTCGCGCCCCGTCGATAATATCCCCGTTTAAAATTATCCCATCAACTTTAAGGGTTTTGGCTATTTTAACAAACGCTTTGTAAATTAAAGTAGGTTCCCCGTCCCACACGTGCAGATCGGACCCTATAATCCATTTTGTCCCCGGCGCTTCAATAGTTTTCATCCGGGGGTAGGTCCAAGCGGATGTTGGTCTTTCTATTTTGACATCGTCCAGCCCGTTAGGAAACCTTTCAAACGCCATCTTCATTCTGTGGTTGAATGTATTGGGGGATATGTTCCCCGCCTTAGCCGCTATGCTTGGTCTGCGGTTGTTTGCTTCTAATAATTTTAAAGTTTCAATTAAAACTTCAACGGACAGTTTAGGTGTCGGCATTTGATTTTCCCCATTGATTAACGTATAATGCCTTGAAACTATGTAACTTTTATTACCACTAATTGGGGGAAAAGCAATGTCT